TATTTATCCTTATTTTCGTAAAGATAAATAACATTGCCTTCTTTTTTCAAAGAAAAAGGTTTCTTAGGCGGGAAAAGGCCGCGACTAATTAAATCGCGCATATACGGTTCTATAATTTTATCTACATACTCTATCTCATCTTCACGAAATAGATTAGAATCGCAATAAAGCCTCCAATAAACAAAAGTAAGCTTTCCAAAATCTTCGTCGCGCCTGTCCATTTTCTGAAGAACATAGCCAACGCACTCTTTTAAGGATTGATCCTTAGGGTAAGCAATCATTTTAACCTTCGTCTCTCCCTCGTCTGTTAAAAGGTAAGGGGCTAACCCGTCCGACGAAGGAAAGATTGGGTATGCGGCCTTGCAAAGCCGAGCCCCCTATAAAACGCTATACCAAGCGGTGATTAAAATCAAGTTAAAAGGTACAAATGTTCCACCACTTCAATCAGGTCACTGTCTGTTGTGGTAATAAAAACACCGTACTTTTCCTTGACGTAGTTGCGCTTTAGTTTGCTTTCCGCCGTGTCATAACCTTTGGTATCGTGAACGTGATAATGGTCATCCGTAACAAAAATCAGAAAGTCCGCTGTGTATTTTCCGCCGCCGGGCATGGGGAAGCTGGGTTGTTGTGGTAGCCAGCTACGAATTTTGCCAACACGCTGTAGGCCGTCTAGCAACGCCGCTGTGGCCGCCTCTGCCTTGCTGTGGTATGTCCTGCCCCCGTACTCTGTGCGTACGTTGCCGTATTTTGACCGTTTCTTAGGCTTGGTTTTTGTAAGAGCCTGATATTCAGCGGCGGTCATGCGGTCGGTCATGACTTATTCTCCAATAGCCTTTTGGCATGGCTATTCCTCCCCGGCTTTTTCGGCCAGCAAGGCCATTTTCATTTTTGCCTCGTGCGCCTTTACTTCCAACTCGGCAAGCTCCAGTATCGCATCATAAAAAGACTTAGGTATTTCAGTGTGCACCCAAGTCGCGCCCAAATCCCCAAATTTTGCGTGGATTCTTAACTGTGAGGATTGTTGATTTAGTGAGATAAAATCAATCGAGTATGCCATAACTATTCCTCCCCGGCTTTGCGGGCTTTGTCTACCCGGTTAAGCACCACAATATCTACGCCGTCCGCTTTTGCTTCTGCAAAAACCTCTTTTAGGTCTTGCTTGAGAATTTCCGCGTCTTCATTGATACGCTCGACGCGCTCAACAATGCTGGTTAGTTTGCTGTTGGGGATGGTCATGGTCATTCTCCTTGCTCGGTTGGTTCTGGGGGTGGCAATAAAGGCTGCCACTGTGTCGGGTCGCAACCAACAATACATGTGCCCCCACCACCGGGATCAGGCGCTTCCCAAAGCCCCCTGCCATCAAGCCTTGCCTCAAAAATACCATCACTGGTTAAAATAAGCACCCAAGTTTCCCTAGGCGCGGTGTCTATTGGCTGCCACTGTGTCATGGTCATTCCTTTTCAATAAAATCGTTAGGTTTTACTTTACCTTTGGTGACTTCTTTAATTTTAATCATCAAGGCTAACGACGGGTTTTGGCCGCCGTGTACTATTCTGCTCACCGTTGCTGATGTTGAACCAATAAGATCGGCAAACTCTAATTGGGAGATGCCTTCTTTCTCTAGGTAGTCTGCTAATTTCATATTTCCTCACTTTATAAGTGTTACATACCATGTATAATATATTTACACAAGGTGTAATTTTTTTTACATCCTATGTAAAATAATTGTTGACAATAGCCATAGCGGCACTATTATGGGGGCAAGAGGAAGGAAACACCGCCATGTCGCCAGAAGCCTACGAAAACGCTCTTGATCGCCAGTACGATGATCACGTTGCTGAAATGGAAGAAATGGGATTTGATAAAGAAGCCCAGATGTGGTTAGATTATGAAGATTTGACGGCTACAAAAAATCGCGTAGATGCTTTGCAAGATTATTTTTTTAATGAAGATATTTTTTTGCATTCTGAAGCTAAACGACTACGCGGAGATTCAGAAAGCCCAGCATCATGGGCGTTACTTGATACCAAATTTAGAACAGGCACAGATAAAGAAATTGCCGAATTGATGCGCTCTGTTTTTCGAGCCGCAATGGCAAAAGCCGGGATTGATACATCAAAGCATGGTCATTGGTACGACCGAGTGGTTCCAGATATGTTTAACGACGAGGTGCGGCCATGAACCCCGCCCAGAAACTTATCGACAACGCCAACTGTATTTCACTTTCCCTAAAAGGTTTGTTTATGGAGCGAGAATTGCAAAGTATTTTTCTTAAAAACTTTGATCTTGCTGGCGATGAAAAAATAGACGCACAGTTAAGATTAAAAAACCTTAACTGGAAAATATCAAGGATAGCCCAAAAGTTAGGAGTAGAGTCATGAGCACCAACAATAAACCATTAAAAATTTTCTACACACAAGAATTGTACCATTATGTTGATGGGGTAAAAATTCTTGGCACAAACCCCGAAATGCGGGGCAACTGCACAGGGCTACGGGGCAACTGCTCGGGGCTACGGGGCGACTGCTCAGAGCTACAGGGCGACTGCTCAGAGCTACGGGGCAACTGCTCAGGGCTACGGGGCGACTGCTCAGAGCTACAGGGCGACTGCTCAGAGCTATGGGGCAACTGCACAGGGCTACGGGGCGACTGCTCTGGGTTACGGGGCAACTTAGACCTGATAACCACTAATCAACGCAAGGAAGATTCCCATATCCTTTTTTATGGGGAGGTGCAGTCATGAACAACGAACAATTTGAAACGGCCTTAGATGCATTAAGGGCAATTGCGAATCATTACTGTGCTGACGGCTTAGACAGATACTCTTCCAGTAAAAATGCTTGGAAAGACTTAGCCGTAGAAATGGCCGCGAGAGCGCAAGAGGCTTTAGATATTATCAACAAGGAGGAAGTGTGATGAACACAAACAACCGCCGTTTTGTTAGCTGGGACAAAGAGGCCGACGGCACACAGCTAACGCCCGATGAGATGTTGCACAGGATGACACTGAAAGCTAAGGCAGCTCGTGACGGGGAAGGTTTCCATGCTTACTCGCAGTATCTTATGGCCGACGGCAAAGTGTTTGAACGCAAGCACAGTAATTCAAAAATTTGGCTTGCCGTTGCCTTGGCAATGATTGCCGGAAGCGCAATAGCCAGGTTGGAAATATCCGGTTGGTTGCCGCAGATACTTCCTACAGCGTTAGGCGGGGGGCCACTGTGATTATCCTTCGCCAGTTTTTCTACTACAGGCGGTTGCGCTTTCCACTGCGCATGGCTTGGAGATTTGCACTTAAAACCTTAGGCCACGCGCCGCATCAAAGGAGACGTTAAAATGAGTGACATTGAAAATTTAAAAAAGGAAATAACGTTTGCGCTGCAAGAAATTGGAGAGACATTCCAAGCTCAAGACAGCATGAACAGAGTTTTTCTTAAGGCAATTAAAGAGATCAAAAAAGCCATGGAAGATATTAAGGAAACATTGAAATGACCATCACTTACCACGCCGACGTTTTCCAAGGTTCGGACGAATGGCTTGCATTGCGCTGTGGTGTGCTAACGGCAAGCAAGATGAAGGATATTTTGACTTCTACATTTAAAATTGCTGATAACAAAACGTCTCGCGATCTTGTTTTGGAAATAGCCGCACAACGCATCACCAACTACATCGAACCTGAATATATCACCGTTGATATGATTAGAGGCCAAAACGACGAAGCTTTTTTCAAAGAAGAGTATTATTATAATTATGGAAAAAATCTTCACGATATTGGCTTTATTACTAATAACAAATGGGGTTTTACTATTGGTTATTCCCCAGATGGCCTTGTAGGAACCGAAGGTCTTATTGAGGGAAAATCACGCAAGCAAAAATTTCAATTACAAACCATTGTTGAAGGCGTTGTCCCAGACGAGTTTAAAGTTCAAATTCAAACAGGGCTTTTGGTTTCAGAGCGTAAATGGTGCGACTTTATTTCATACTGTGGGGGAATGCACATGCTTGCACTTCCAGTAGAGCCAGACCTTGAAATACAGGGCGCAATTATTGAGGCCGCAACACGCTTTGAACAAGCCGTTTCTGAAAAAATAGAGCAATTTAACGCCCGGTTAAAAAGCAATATGCGGCTTACTTATTCAAAACGCAGAGTCATAGAGGAGATGATCTAATGAGTGACATGCTACAAACCATTGTCCCAAAAAGCGACCAGCTTAATGCGGACGACCTTATTGGCGACCGGAAACTTACTATCACCATCACAAAGGTTAAATTAAGCCCAGGTGAGCAGCAATCAGCCTCGATTAGCTTTGAAGGCGACAATGGGAAGCCGTGGAAGCCGTGCCTTTCAATGCGCCGCGTTCTTGTCGCGCTTTGGGGCAAAGACAGCGCAAACTATATCGGCAGAAAGGTAACGCTGTATTGTGATTCCAAGGTTGTCTTTGGCGGCAAAGAAGTTGGCGGCATACGCATTAGCCATATGAGTCACCTTGATGCCCCGCGCACATTGGCTCTAACAGCGTCAAAAGCCAATCGGAAGCCTTTTACAGTACTGCCTTTAGTAGAAGACGTTGTTGACCAAGTTGTAAAGGCCGCTGGTGACAATGCAGCCGGGCAGGGTGTTGTAGCATACCGGACGTGGCTAGAGACGCTAGAGCCTTCTGTAAAACAAACTGTGCGGGGTTTTCATGCCGGGTGGTCAGCAAAGGCCAAAGCATATGACGAAGCAATAGTTAACAGCGAAGAGGTGCAGCAATGACAAGATGGGAACATATAAAATGCTTTTTAGATTTCCATGATTGGGGAAAATGGAGAGATATGAATATTGAAATGCTTGACCCGATAACTTTCAAACTCGCTTACGTACGGATTGTACAAGTACGAAACTGCCAACGCTGCAACCTACAGGAACAAAGACCATGACCCCCTACGAACCCAACCCCGCCAAGGCAATAGTTGATTGCAAGGGCGATATTAACAAGCTGGCGATGGAGTGCGAGATAGCAAAGTCTGCGTTTGCGTCTGCTTTGTTTCATATTGAGGCGTTGCTTATTGAGTTATATGGAGACGGACTTTTAGAGCCTCCCTTGTGGACTCTTTCGGCACAGAACGCGCACACGTTCCTCAACGTGGCTAAATTCAAAAATGGAGAGGTATCATGAACCACCAAACCGCAGAAACCAAGCTAGAGTTCTCGCTGCGCGAACAGGAACGCGAGCGCATAGAAAAAGAGAAGGCACGGTTTTACTTGAGCCGCCTGATTAAAATAATCAAAAGCTGTCCGCCGCACGTTGCGTTTTTTGTCACCAGTACACCAGAGTTTGAGGCCGCCGATGCGTACCTAAACCCGCCCGTGGTTAAGAAACTGTACGCCAATGATGAAGAGGGGATGATTCATGACAACCGATAAAGTTCTATACGCTTCAGATGAAGCAGCACAGTTGGTGACAGTTACAGGCTGGCGCAGTCGCACAGGGCGTTTTTATGGAAGTGACGAGCATCTCGCAAGGTGGGACGGATGCACACACCAAATATGTGAGTGTGGCGCTGAAATGCCTAGAGGCTTCACCAAGTGCAACACATGCATAGAAAAGGACAGACTGGCTAAGTATGAAGCCATGCCTTTTCAGGAATGGGATGGTGCAACGCCGTTAACGCTTTTTGATGATGATGATTACTTTTTTGACCAAGAGGAGGTTGAACAATATTGCGAAGATAATGACCTTCAACTTTCTGATCTAAGGCTTGTGATTTGTGTGCCACAGTTTGCCGAAGAGCTCGACCCTAATGAATATTTGGCCGATATCCTCCCTCAAGAGTTGTATCTTAGCGACATTGACCCAAAACTTGAGGAGGCATTTGAGACATTAAACAAGGTTATACGAGAGCGCAAAAAACCTATAAGCTGGACGATGGGCAAATTTAGAACGACTTTACAGTCCCCTAGCTCAACGGTGGAGCACCCGGCTGATGAAGAGGGGAGGATTTGAGATGCGGAACAATCAAACATGCATGAAACTTTTAGAGCTTTATGAGCGGTATCTTGATAATTCAGAAGATTATGAATTGCGAGATGAGTATGGGCGAAAGCATCATATTTACAAATGTGATGACAGAGGTGTAATTGTTTTTAGTGAAGATGTTAATGCAGGTGTCTTTTTAGAAGAATTAAAAAAACCCGTGAAGTTTCTTAAAAGTCTTACGATCGTTAAAATTGTTCCCGTGGTTTTTAACGGCAAAATTCTAAAGAAAGCCACCAACGAAGGGAGGAATTGAGATGGCTTACAGTGACTACGGCGGATTTGCCTATAAAAACGGCGTTCGTGAGGACTCTCGCAGCGACGTTGAACTTTCACCAGAGGGCCTTCGCAGTACGCCCGGTCAGTGGCCGGGATTTACAAGTACAGCACCCGGCAGGAAAGAATGTTTCCACGTTATCCTTGGCTCTGGGCCAATATTTGTTGGCCTATACAAGCAAACAATGATTACTATTTTTCGCGGATCAGAACGTGTTGAAAATCTTTACTGGGACGAAAAAGCGGGATTGTTTTTATCGCGCAAAGTGGACGGCGTTCTGATTGAAATGCGCTGGGAAGTAACCGATAACCACTACCAATATGTTCGGATGATAGAGCCGAACGGAACCGTGTGGACGGGTTTTTCGGGTTACGGGGTCGGCGCGGGGCTGGAGGACGGTGGGCACGGCTTCAGTACTGCTAAGTGTGTCGGGCGGCTTGAGAATATATTTGAGACCATTACCAACGAAGGAGAAAAGTCATGAAAACTTTTATTGTAGCAACTACTTTATGCCTGATTCTATCCGGATGTGGACGCCTTGAGCGTACATGGACGGCCTACACAGGCGAGTTGACTTATAAGTGTTCACGCAATGGTGTGGAGTATGTCCAATCCGATTCAGGGATGGCCGTGTCCTATGACCAAGACGGCAAGCCAGTACGGTGCAAGCCATGACCCCCGCAGACGAATTAATCAATAACGCTAACGTCTTATCAATACTTTTAAGGCAATGTGCTGATTCCCTTGAACAAGCCGCCGACCTTCGGGCAAAACTGGAAGAAATGCGGGTAAAATTAGGAGTAGAGTTATGACCACCACCGTCGCCTTAAACCGCCAACGCTCATCGCCTTTGTGGTGGATGCTCAAGACAGGTAGCCGCTTAGCGGGGGCAGTCATTGTGGCCGCAACCATTGTCACCTTATGGGCTTATACAGGCAACTGGGCATGGACACGGTTTGTTTCGCCGACAGCGGAACTTATCGGTGTCCGAGCCGTGCAGTTTGCTGGGCAAAACCAGTACGTTGTTATCGATCCGCCGGTTGAAACTGCGGCGGTTAACCCAGCAAAAGACCCACGGCCGCCTCTGTTTGATGCTTGTAAGGATAAAGTCCCAGCCGGGCAGGAAGAAATCCGGCTTAGGGAATGTGAGGAACAGCTTAAATCGTCAGTGGGGAAACGGTCATGAACGACGTACATTTCAGCTCCGCCACTGATATGTGGGAAACACCACAACCATTCTTTGATGTATGGAACAAAGAATTTAACTTTGATTTAGACGTTTGCGCCACGGACGAGAACGCAAAATGCCCCCTTTACTATACGAAAGAAAAAGATGGCTTATCCAAACGATGGGCGGGCACGGTCTGGATGAATCCACCCTACGGGAAAGAGATAATCAAGTGGATGAAGAAGGCATACGAGTCAGCTCGTGACGGTGATGCAACCGTCGTGTGCTTGGTTCCCGCACGCACAGATACCGCTTGGTGGCATGACTATGCCATGAAAGGTGACATTACTTTTATCCGTGGCCGCCTTAAATTTGGTAACGCCAAAAACAGCGCACCGTTTCCAAGTGCGGTGGTGGTTTTTGAGCAAGCAGTGAAGGGGCAGAAATGACCGATGAGCCAACAAATATTCGAGAATGGTGGGAAAAACATAAAGACGAAAATGGAGTCGCTTTTATGCCGTTAAAACTTAATATTGTTAATCGAAATTGGGTATACGTTGGTCACATATCAGGTCAATATAACAATTTAAAGCCACTGTCTCAATGTGATCCTTATTTAAAAATTACAGATAAGCTACTTACGAAATGGGGTTATGTATAACCCACCCCTTTACTCTAGCCGCCCGTGCCCCGCGCAAGTGCGGTATATGCTTCACGGTGTTTACCCCACCTAGGAGGCATTCTCAATACTGCACGGTCGATTGTGCTAACATTGCAAGCAGTCAAAATCAAACAGGGAAACCAAAAATGACCATTGTTAAAAGACCAAAGATATATCCCAAAATATGCGCTCATTGCGGCACAGCTTTTAAAGCTGAAAAA